TATGACTGACCCCATACTTACTGATGAGATTTGCTGGGTTGAGGTAAATAGCCAACGAATCTTAGCTGTAAGTCAACTGCAAGTGCCAAGCGAAGTCGGTATGGTGGCGACATACCTTTTAACCGATTACCAAGGTAATCCACACCGCGACCGAACAATCTACACGATGGATGAGTATGATTCTATATTGGATTATATTATTTCTGTTGCTGAAAGTGTGGCGGCATGATCATACTAACTATCGGGGGAGTGCTTTTAGCACTCCTCTTCTTAATTATATTCAAATAAGTATTTGTTCATATTGAGTAAGTTTTACTACTTCCGGGAATATCACGCTTTATTATATGTATACAGGCAGCGTGGCTGCTGATCACAACTGGAGGTTACAATGGATCACTTTAAATATTTCTACAGCATTGAAGTGTACGATGCTCAGGAAGGCGGTTGGCGTAGCACTGGCGATCGCTTCCGTTATTACGATAAAGCCTATGATATCGCCGAAGCCTACGCGCTCGGCAACATGGGTCACAGCGGCAGTTTGTTCCAAAAGCCAGGACGCTTTAGCCGTATCCTTCAACAAGGCAAAGTCATCAAAGAAGTTTTTACTGGGAGGGTAAAATGAAGAAAGAATATAAACCTGTTGAGGGCTGCGATGATTGTGATTTCTGGACAGACACATATGGTGAGCCAACTATATGCGTTGAGTGCTATGCAGATCAAGAGTTAGAAGATAAAGTGCGGCTTAATGAAGATACTATCCATGATAGTAAACATAGATTCCAATAGGTGGTAACTATGGATATTCTTTGGGATATGGTGCCATTAATCCTCGTGCTATTGTTTATCTAGCACAAGGTCGGCCGCCCTACGCCGATGCAAGTTTAGGGACGTTAACCTAGGAGGCCGATAACGCTGGTACTAGGGATCCGAAAAAACAGCGTTGAACAATTAACAGAGGGTCATGGTCTACGGATCATGGCTCTCTTTGATTTGGGCAGACTTTTATATATAGGAGTAAAAATGAAATATGGGGTATAGTACTCTATCCGATATTACAATATACGATATCTGGCTATATAATCATATCAAATGGTTACTTTAGACAGCTACGCGAAACGCAGGATCTGACAAAATAAAATGAGTCGATTTTCATTTACGTTCCTATTATAGCAAACTATCTTATCTGTATGCCGAAAGCCAAAGTTACTCACAAGAAAAGTCTAGATGTTGTAGCTAACCCTCGCATTGAAAAAGGGCTTACCCCGATGCAGGAAAAGTTTGCAATGATTTATGCTACCGAGGAGGTTACGCAAACAGAAGCTGCTATGAAGGCTGGCTACGCCGAGTCTAACGCCCACTCTATTGCTAGTCACATGCTAAATGGTCGCAGCTACCCACAAGTCTTGGAAAGAGTGCGGCAAATCAAATTAGAGTTACAACAAAAGTATGAGGTGACTTTTGAAAGCCATGTGCAGAAATTAGCGCAGCTTCGTGATGAGGCGATGCAAAATGGTAATTACTCTGCAGCGGTCACAGCAGAAAAACATAGAGGCCAAGCGGCAGGACTTTACATTGACCGCAAAGAAATACTGCACGGCAAGATAGACCAAATGAGTAAAGAAGAAGTGATGCACGAAATTAAACGTATACAAGAAGAGTTCCCAGTATTGATAGAAGCGACTGAACCAGCTATTGATATGGGTAACCTTGAGGCATTACCTGATGCCGAAGAAACCTGAGAGTAAACTTTGGAAAGCCCTACGCGATGGAACAGCCGGTCTTGGTGTACACTGGGTCAGGATGGAGTCATGGGCAAGTCCTGGCGTACCTGACGTCAATGGCTGCTTGAATGGCAATGATTTCTGGGTAGAGCTTAAGGTACTTACGACAAAGTCTGACAAGAAGTTTCCTAAGTGGCGTCCACATCAAATCGTATGGCAGACCTCAAGAACGAGGGTTGGTGGATGCGTTTGGAACTTGGTTCATCATCCTTCCTCCTCTTGCCTATTATTTTTGGATGGAACTTACCTTGCTCAGAGATTGATGGATGGAGATCCAGTGTATGATGACCGGATGGATTGGCCGATGGATAAGGATGGATGGGCAGAGGTCCTTAGACGACTGACGAAGAGCGATGATGAGCGACGACGAGAGACGAGAGCTGAGATCATAAGACGTCAATCAATGACATCGTAAGACATCGCAGTGACGAGCTGCTCGAACATCTTTTTTTCTCCATATGACAATTTAGGTATTTACATCGTTCCTCGTGTGCGCTACTCTATACTTACCAAAGCGGCAAACCAGTCGCGGTACAAGCTCGTAGAAAGGAGCTCTAAAATGGCTAAAGTAGCTAAAAAGTCCCAAGTGGCAGAAATCGTTTTTCAAGGCATTAATGGTCTGTCTGACGATCTTAAAAAGCAAGGCATCACCGTTGCTGATATTGACCAGTTTGTCCAAGAAAAAGCTGGTGGTAATCCAAACAATGTCGGTGTGCGTACCATTGCTTCGGTTGACCCTAAAGCTGAAGTCCCTTTTGCTTTTGAGGCCAAGCGTACTTTGTATCACCAAGACGGTGCCAAAAAAGATGATGCGTTGCGCGGCAAGGCAGTCTGGCAGTTGATCAACTCTGGCAACACGCCGACTACACTTACAGATGTTGATTTGGTACACAAGTCCATCGGCGCACGTAAGTATCACGCTCTGGTTGATGCTCTTAACGGTGGGCAGTCGCCATCCAAAAAAGCTACTTGGGGCAATGCTGTCGTGGAGCTTTACGTCATACCAGCCTAACCAATCGCCAGTGGCCCATCTACGGATGGGCCACTTTTTTGATGGATGGATGGATTGATACGGATTGATGACGATGAATCAAATGTATATGTACCATCATATACATAATAACTAATGAACTCAAAAGACGTCAGGACGCAGATATCAAAAGATATCACTAGGACCAAGTAGGACACTTAGTGACGTGCGCTGCGTTATTATTAAAGGGTTGGCAATACTGCCAGCAGCTACAAAAGGAGGTCACAATGACCGTACAAAATAATATTTTTTGGCATCAACAAACAGTGCCTATAGTTGAGGACTGGCTTGACCGCCATGCTATACAGCCCACTTGTATTAGCAAGTATTCAAATGGCAAGGTTGTATACCAACTTGACAACGACGAGCGTATTGATGTCCACCTTTACCCCACCTGTTGCACGGTCAACGTAACAAGGTTTGAGGAAGACGGCCAGCGTTGGCAAAGCAACCACGAGGTCAAGGACGACGCCAGTATGTTTGAGTTCAAAACTTTTATGTCAACCCTATAACCCCGTGGGTAGGCGGCTTCGGTCGCCTACCCTTTTGTAGCAGGTTGGATGGATGGATGGATTGACCATCTGTCCATCTGATCATGTTTATGATCCGCGCTGACTGGTCAATATCAAAAGATATCAGCCCCGTATTTGACCGACCAAATACCTGTTGCTGTGACGGGGTTTTTGCTATTAGGTGTTTACATAACGCAACCAAACAAATGGAGGTTTAAATGCGTACACCTTGGGCAATATTGGTTACCCTGTTTTTGGTAACACTAGCTGGGGTAATGCTAATGTTAGCCAGCACGGATTTGATTGGGCTAGTAGCCGCGCCTATACCGCAAATGTTATTTGGCATTGGCTTGCTAAGTTTTATTTGGGGCGGCATTGGCCTATGGCGGTATAGCTAATGCTGGCGGTGGCAGTGCTAGGGGTTTTTGTGGCCCTAATATTTATTTTATTAAGGGTGTAAACTAGGGGTTTACACGGCCACAAAAATGCTTATTATAATACGTGCAGCTACCGCATAGGGCGGTAGCATTAACCAAATAGGGGTTAACCAATGGTTAAAACTACACAGGCTAAAGCGCAACAGCCTACAAGCGCAGCAACCGCAGCCGCAGCATTTACTGCCGCCAACCTTGGCAGCAATGGTGCTTACTGCAACCTAGCCCTAAAGGCATTTATTGCCGCCAACGGCCTAGGCAATATTAACGTGCAGCTGCTGCCAGCCGCCGTGCAAGCCAACGCCCTAATGGGTGGCGCTAATTTTTGGCGTGCCATGCGCCCAGCCAACGGCAAGGCCGTTGGGCATTTTGGGCAAATGCTGTGGGTAATGGTTAATGGCAGCTTGCCAGCCAAATACTGGCAGCCCACAGCGCAGGGTTATACGCCTGTAAAAAAGGGTACTATTGGCAGCATGGGTTGGCTTAATACTAAAGTGCCAACCACAGTGCCAGCCGCCGTGCCGCTGGCAATGGTACAGGCCATTGCAGCCAATAGCGGCAGCAGTGTTACCAGCAGCCTACGGCAAAACCCTGTGCTGTTAGCCCTAGCAGGCGGCAGCAGCCCCAGCAGCGTAGGCTGGGGCAACCCACTATGCAAACTAGTGGTTAACAGCTAACCCCTAGCCCTAGGCCGCCCTGTGGCGGCCTAGGGTACCCACAGGCTAAGTGCCTGTTATTGTTAGGTAAATTTAAAACGGGCAACCCCCCAAAAAAGCGACGAACATGTACAAGCACAGCGCAGTACACGGTTTTGTCGAGATCGTGGGTACTCAGATAATTTTACAAGATACCCCACCCCCCTTTTTGAAACATTGATCGGAGAGTCTTGCGCCGCGAAAATTTTTATATTATTAGAATAATATGACGAGTGCGCCAGAGACAGTACCCGAAGAAGTATTGAAGCAGTATGCCCGTCTGCTTGAAAAGCAAAAGCAACACCTCTCCAGTGATCGCGCGAAGAATGATTTTATGGCCTACTGCAAAACAGTATGGCCTGAGTTTATTGAGGGTAAACACCATAAGATAATGGCTAAGAAATTTAATGATTTAGCCAATGGTAAAATAAAGCGGTTGATTGTGAATATGCCACCGCGCCATACTAAATCAGAGTTTGCCAGTTATTTATTGCCAAGTTATTTGATGGGTTTAAACCCTAAATTAAAGATAATCCAAGCAACCCATACAGGTGAGTTAGCGGTGCGGTTTGGTCGTAAGGTGCGTAACCTTATGAATAGTACCGATTACTCTCTAATCTTTCCCGAAGTAAAATTACGCCAAGATAGTAGTGCGGCGGGTAGATGGGAGACTCATGCTGGCGGTGAATATTTTGCGGCTT